TAATAGTAACAGAACCTGTTGGTGTCTGTGATGCAAAAGCTGTTTCAAAAGCTACACTACCACCAGAACTTGCTGCTCCACTAACAACTCGTAATGCTTTGTCATTATGTGTAGTGTCTTTAGTCCATCCTGTTGGAGCTGCTGTTTGTACAAACAACTGTTTAGTCCCTGATGGAACTCCACCTGCAGGAGGTGTCAACCAAGACATAGAGCCATCACCATCTGATACTAGATACTGGCCTGATGTACCATCACCAGTTACATTGATTTTTGCAGCATTAACAGCATCATCAACAATGTTTGCTGTATCAACTACATTGGCATCATTAATAACAGTGCCATTTAACACAACAGATTTTTCAGCTGGGTAAGTACAGAACACCGTGCTTGTACCAGCCAAAGTAATTGCTGAACCACCATTGCTAGATTCTAATATTGTGTCGCGAGATAAAGTTGTACCTGATGCGGTGTAAGTTCCTAGACCTACCTCCCAATCATTTCCACTAACTACTGCGTAGTAGGTTGTATTACCATCGCCAATAGCATTGAATGACTGGAAGCCATCTGCTACTGTGCCTAAAGTAATAGTACCCGTACCAGTAGTTGTGGTAGATACCTTTATCCTATCCTTTACGATAAGAGCCATGTGTTATTCCTTATGCTAATGTTACTGATAGGTTGCCTACAGCAATCTTGAAGATGTCGCCTGTGTCAATAGTCTTAGCTGCATCAAGAGCTGTGTGGTACATTAAGTTACCGCTAACAGAAGCATCATTAATACCAATCCAACCAACAGTACCCCAACCAGAAGTTGCCGCAGGAAATTCTACAACAGCATCGTTAAGTACGTTGCCGCCTGGGCCTGAAGCTGTAGCAAAAGATACCGCAGTCCTAGAGTAACCGCCACCAGATACTTCAGTTCCTGATCCATCATCAGCAGGATCAGATGTCCATAGTGATACATAAACAGTAGTAGGAGCAGTGTACGTTGTAGCGTTCAATGTTCCGTTAAGTAGTGCATTTTCCAAATAGTTTGACATTTCAGCCATAGTAAATTACCTCTTAGATATTGTGATAGACATTGGCTGAGCAGGATACTCAGAATCATCATCACTTTTTGTTAACGAATTGACCCCACGATCATACATAGAAGCCCATACTTGCAATCTTTCATCATTCATAAGATAGGGTTCAGCCTCACCTAGTGCTGCGTACAGCAATAAATCAGGTGTATTAGCTAACCATATGTTAGAAGGATTAGTGTCACTCAAATAATCTGGTTTAAAAAAGTAGACCATTTGAAGTGTATAGTCTGAATCAGGGATAGGTGCAAACTGAAACTCTGATCCTAATAGTGTGTAATAAACAGGAGCACCTTTATAAGATGTTCCTGCGTTCCTATAAAAATTACTGGTTGATAAGAACTCTACTGTCTTTACAGGATTGCCTTGTATATGTAAGTCTTTCATACGAAGAAAGTCAGATGGTATTTCAACTGTTGAGTCACCAGTAGTAAGGGTTGTTGTTGCCACTTTAATCATTTGTCTAATGCGTAGATCACGCCTCAGTCTTTCCTCACCTAACCTAATAAACTCAGGGATCTGTGCAGTTAAGTCACTACGAGCTAAGTAATCAGCTATTGTGGCCTGTAAGGATGTGTAACTATCAAAGAATGCCATTATACTGTGCCTTGTTTAGTTCTAAAGAACCTGTTGTCAGGATTGTTCAACCATGCTTTAAATCGTTTAGGATCTACTACGTGGAAGCCACGCATAATCTTCTGTTTGTTTAGTTCGTCTATTACCGTAAAAGGTATAGAAGCTATCTTGTTAGAGAACACGTCACCGTCACCCCATGTCGTGGATGATGTGTTGTACTCTCTTTTATTCTGTTCAATGATGTCTGTAACATCTTGTTGTGTCGCAATAACAATACCTTCATCAGTATCGTGTGATACCGATTGTCTTAACTCATCTTTTTTTAATAGTTTTGCCATAATGTCCTCGTAAGGAGATGCCCTCCGAAGAGGGCTATCTAACCTTTATTACTCAGCTAAGAGTCTGAAACGATTGCGTGAGCTGCTTCGTTCTTCACTTCTAATGTGTATTCAACTAAAAGCTGAGTCTTCTCAGAGTCACCTGTTTTAGCTAGTTCATTAGTTTGGAAAGGACGTAAGAAAGCAGTAGCAGCGTACTCAGGATCAAGTACAAATGCTTGTTCGCCTTCGCCTGTTGTAGCTTCATCATCAGCAGTAGTAAATCTGTTAGGAACTACTGATAAAGTCCCAAAATCGCTCAAATACACATCTGCGGCCCCAACGATAGTAGTTTGCTTGTTAGCTGGAGCTGCATAGCGTTGCTCTGCAATACCTGCAAAAGTAGAAACTACTTGTTTTTGTGTTGGAGAAACCATTAGCACGGTTGGGTTACCACCGTTTGTGTATGCTGATTTAACTGCTGCTTTTAACATAGCTTCTGTGAAAGCTGCATCTGTACCAGATACACGAGCTGTAGTACCTAGTGAACCAGCTACACCACCAGCACCTAAAACAGCGTTAGTGTTTAACCATGCTTGTAGTGAACCAAGTGTACGTGCTGTTGTTGAGTCACCAGGTGTAGCAGCTTGGTTAGCCAACATGATTTTTTCCATATCACGTTTTAGTTCTGAAGATGCTTTAGCAAGTTGATAAGCTTTTTCTGACTTACGACCAGCCTTGTCAATTGTTTCTTCAGTACCAGCTATCTGGATAGTTTTTTGTGAGATCTGCGTTCTGTTACCAACTCTTGAAGTAGCAGCTAGTGTAGCAGAACTTGCATCCGCACCCTCAACCGCAGCGTTAGCAATTGTTGCATCTGATAGTGAATCTGTTTGCCATTCATGAAGAACGCCAGTTGCTTTAGTTTTGCCAATAGATGACATGAAAGGTGTTTCTGTAGGGGAGATATCATAGATCATATCTGTTAGATCTTCCCTGTTACCAATAGATTGGTAGGTTTGATATGTTGCCATTGTTAAGTTTCCTTAGATAAAGTTTTCAAATAACTTAGCAGCATCACGCACTTTGCCTGAGCCTTTAAGTTGTGCTTTTTGTTTTTGTTTTACATCGTTATTGCCTCTGGTCTGCTTAGTACCACTCTTAATCATCTTAGGAGCGTTGGCCACTTTCTTCTGAACACCTGGTTTAGATTTCTGTAGCTTGTCGTACATGGCTGCCTTATGCAGTACGAGTAAATGTCGCGAGTCATAGACCTGAGATAACTCTTGGTCTGTAAATCCGACTTGTTTGCCGTAGTTACGAATCTCGTTTCTGAGTTGTTCGCCTTTAGCTTTATCTGAAAACTCTGGTAGCACTTCTTGTACTTTTTTTGTTTCTTGAGCTATAAACTGTGACAGAGCTTGAGCCTCTTCCGCTTGTTGCTGTTGTGCAATGCGTTGTCTCTCAAGTTGAATTTGTTGTAGCTTTTCTTTTTTTTCAGTATTCTCTGCGATTGTGGTCGCGTATGCTAACGGATCGTTTTCTCTTAAGTATTCCAGATCTTGTGGAGTTTGGTTAGATTCAACTAACATCTGCTCCATAGTCTGCAATCTTTGAGCGTATGTATCTCTCAGATGTTTAGCCTCATTGATAGCTTTAGCCTCAGCCTCTATGGCCTTTCGGTTTTCTGCTAACTCTTGAGTCTTCTTGGTGTAGTCTGCTCCGAGTTGATAGCCAGATACTAATTCATCAAAGGTAACCTCTTTCTCTTCACCTGATGCTTTGACGGTGAATGTCTGTGGTGCTTCTTCTTCAGTCTCTTCCTCAACTTCGTCAGAATCTTCAGCTTCATAAGTATCCTCTTCCGATTCTACTTCTTCTTCTGATGCTTCTAAAGTTTCTTCTACAACTTCCTCTGATACGCCTTCTGAATTATCCTCTACAGGGTTCTCTTGGCTATCTAAAAAGCTTTCAAATCCACTTACAGATTCACTTACTGTTAGATTGCCACTTCCCTGTTCGGGAGTCATGGTTTCATCACTCATTTTGTATTACCTTTTATTCCTCTACGGGAGGTTACCGATTAGTAGGCAAATGCCTATAATATCTT